CAAAGATGCAAATATCATTTTGCTTGATGCCTACAAAGAACGATTAGAATTTCCTGAATTAAAACAACGAGCTTTTGAGATGTATCAGGAATGGACCCCGGATGCATTTATTGTCGAAGCAAAAGCGGCTGGTGCACCATTGATTTATGAATTAAGGCAAATGGGCATTCCGGTACAAGAATTTACACCTACACGCGGTAATGATAAAAATGTCAGATTGAATGCCGTTTCTGATTTGTTTGCTTCGGGTAAGGTTTGGTGCCCGGATAAACGATGGGCGCATGAATTGATTGAAGAAATGGCCGCTTTTCCTTATGGCGACCACGATGACTTGACTGACTCCACAACTCAGGCATTGCTCAGATTTAGACAAGGCGGGTTTATCAGATTAGACTCCGACGAACCAGACCCTATTCAGTGGTTTAAACGTAAACGTGCTTATTATTAAGAGGCAATTATGATTGACAAACAGCCAGTATTTGACGAAATGGAAGCCGAACCGATTGAAATTGAAATCGTAGACCCGGAATCGGTGACTGTTGGTATGGATGGTATGGAAATCACTTTAGAAAAAGAAGAAGAATCTGATGATGATTTCGGTGCCAATCTGGCTGATTATCTTGATGATGGCTATTTGGAGTCACTAGCCAGCACTCTGATTGGTGAATACAACGACGATTTAAATAGCCGCAAGGATTGGGAAACAACCATTCAGGAAGGCATGGACCTTCTTGGACTTCGCCTTGAAGAGCGTGCTGAACCGTGGGAAGGTGCCTGTGGTATCACACACCCGATGGTTTCTGAAGCTGTTGTGCGCTATCAGGCCGAGATGATTATGGAAACCGTACCCGCACAAGGTCCGGTTAAAACTCAGGTCATCGGAAAAGAAACAAAAGAAAAGATTGATGCGGCGGAACGCGTGTCGAACGACATGAACTATCGCCTTATGAATCAAATGGTTGAGTGGCGTTCTGAACAAGAACGTCTGTATTGGTCGCAATGCCTGATGGGTTCAGCATTCAAAAAAGTTTACTACGACCCCAACCTTGGCCGTCAAGTATCTGCGTTTGTTACGGCAGATGACCTGATTGTTAACTACGGTGCAACCTCGCTTGAAACCTCTGAGCGCGTTACCCACCGTATGCGCAAGAGCAAAAACGATATCCGCAAACTGCAAGTTGCTGGTTTTTATAGGGATATCGACCTTGGTGACCCTCCGCGTGATGTCAACAACCTTCAGAAAAAGCGCAATGAACTGGAAGGTGTTGATGCAATTAATGACAACCGCTATCGCTTGCTTGAAATCCATACCTATCTTGACCTTGAAGGTTATGAGGATGAGAAGGATGGAGAGGCAACTGGTATTGCACTTCCGTATGTTGTGACCATTAACGAAAGCAATCGTGAGGTTTTGGCGATTCGCCGCAACTGGAAAGAAGATGACGAACTACATCAGGCGCGGATGCACTTTGTCCACTATCCGTATATCACTGGGTTTGGTTTTTATGGCTTTGGCTTACTCCACCTTATTGGTGGTCACGCCCGTGGCGCTACTTCTTTGCTTCGTCAACTGGTTGATGCGGGTACTTTGTCAAACCTTCCCGGCGGCCTTAAGGCGCGCGGGCTTCGTATTATCGGAGATGACACGCCAATTGCTCCGGGCGAATTCAGGGACGTAGATGTTCCCGGCGGTTCTATCCGAGACAATATCCTACCTCTGCCATACAAAGAGCCGTCACAGACGCTCTCAATGCTTTTAAACGCTATTGTTGAAGAGGGTCGTCGGTTTGCATCTATCTCCGATATGAAAGTATCGGATATGTCTTCGCAAGCTCCTGTCGGAACTACGCTGGCAATTCTCGAGCGCACCCTGAAAGTAATGAGTGCTGTTCAAGCGCGGGTGCATTATTCGCTTAAACAAGAATTTAAACTGCTTGCGCAAATCATTCGTGATTACACATCCGAAGAATATTCGTATGAAGTGGATGGTGAATCGCGTTACATCAAACAATCGGACTATGACCAGACTGACATCATTCCGGTCAGTGACCCGAACGCCGCAACGATGTCGCAACGCATCGTTCAGTATCAAGCCGCACTTCAATTGGCAGCAACCGCTCCGCAGATTTATGACCTGCCCAACCTTCACAAGCAAATGCTTAATACGCTTGGAATTAAGAATGTTGACAAATTGGTGCCGACTGCTGATGACATGAAGCCAAAAGACCCGGTTTCTGAAAACATGGCACTTATTGTGATGAAGCCTGTAAAAGCCTTTGCTTATCAAGACCATGAGGCTCATTTACAAACGCATATGTCTTTCATCCAAGACCCGAAGCTGCAACAAACTGCCGGTCAAGCACCCATGTTCCAACAGGTCATGGCTGCTGCACAAGCCCACATTGCTGAACACCTTGGATTTATCTATCGCCGCCAGATTGAAGAAATGATTGGCGCTCCGCTGCCTGACCCGGACGAGCCGTTGCCGGAAGATATTGAATATCAAATGTCTGGAATTATTGCTCAAGCCGCACAGAAACTGTTGCAGAAGGATATGGCTGAAGTCCAACAGCAACAGAACCAACAAGCGATGCAAGACCCAATTATCCAGCAGGCCATGAAGGAACTTCAGATTAAGGAAACGGAAGTAAACGCCAAGATGCAGCGCGACCAAGCCGAAATTGCGCTCAAGGCGGAAGATATGCGTTTGCGTGATGAGCGCGAGCGCGAACGGATTGCCTCGCAAGAACGTATTGCCGGGGCAAATGTTGGTGCAAAAGCTGCAAGCACCATTATTAATAACGCCAGCAAGGAACAAATTGCAGGCGCAAAAATCGGCATAGAAGCCGCGAAAAATAGGACGAGGTAATGGAAGAGTTAAATTATCTTCTGAAATTTATTCGTAGTGAATTGACGGCGCATCGAGAGTTTATTGCTCGCGATAACTGCAAGGACTACGCGCATTACAAGTATCTCTGTGGCCTTATTCGGGGTCTAGAAGTCGCAGAGCAATCAATCATAGACCTCGCGGAGAAAATGAAAGATGACTGATGAAGTCGAAACGGCAACTCAACTGCCGGAACCCAAGGGTTACAAAATGTTGTGCGCATTGCCTGAAGTTGAAGACAAATTTGCAAATGGCCTTTTAAAAGCAGATAGCACTTTAAAAACCGAAGAGCATTCATCGGTTGTGCTGTTTGTTATCAAAATGGGTGCTGATTGTTATAACGACAAACAGCGTTTCCCCAATGGCCCGTGGTGCAAAGAAGGCGATTTTATTTTAACTAGGGCATATACAGGTACGCGGTTCAAGATTCATGGTCGAGAGTTTCGTCTGATTAATGACGATTGCGTTGAAGCCATTGTCGAAGACCCGCGCGGCTACACTCGTGCATAGCACGCTAGGAGTAAAAAATGGATGAGAATCAACTGCCTGAAGAAGATGTAAATATGGAGTTAGAGGGCAGCGACATCGAAGTTGAAATTTTTGATGATGCGCCCGAGCAAGACCAAAACCGTGAGCCTGTAGAAGTTGAAGACCCGTCTGATGATGAGGTTAATAATTACAGCGCTAATGTTCAAAACCGTATTCGTGAGTTGACTCACGCCCGCCATGATGAACGGCGAGCAAAAGAGGCTGCTCTGCGCGAACGCGAAGAAGCAATTCATCTTGCACAACAGGTTCTTGAGCAAAATAAATTACTCAAGAATCAAATGCAAAGTGGTGAACAAGCATTTGTAGAAAATGTTAAGCAGCGCGTTCAATATGAATATGAGGCGGCAAGACGCAAACTGATGGAAGCAAAATCAGTTGGCGATATTGAAGCTGAAATTTCAGCGCAAGAAGAATTTAATAAGGCGCAGTTACAAAAGGTTCAACTTGAATCTTATAAACCAGCACCTTTACAAAATGAATTTGATGGTGTAAATATTCCAAATGTTACTGAACAAGTAACAAATCGTCCGCCAACTGTTGACCAGAAAGCATTATCGTGGAAGGAGCGTAATCCTTGGTTCTGGACTGACAAGGCAATGACCGGTGCCGCGTTGGGGACGCACGAAGAATTGGTCGAATCGGGTTACGACCCGCAATCTGATGAATATTATCGGGAACTTGATTCCCGTATGCGCAATATGTTTCCGCACAAGTTCCAGCAAGAACCTGCGCGTCAGCAAACCAAGCGCCCATCGACTGTTGTGGCAGCAGCCACTAGAAGCAGTCCAACGAAAAAGATTTCGCTTAATAAGTCTGAGGTAGCGATTGCTCGCCGCCTTAATTTGCCGCCCGAAGTCTACGCGAAGTACAAGGCTGAACTGGAGAATGGAAATGGATAATCGTCGCCCCCGTAGTTTTGAAGCCCGTGAAAGCACGGAACGCAACAAGTCGTGGCAACCGCCCTCGGTTCTCCCGACGCCTACTCCGGTAGATGGTTATACATTCCGATGGGTTCGTACTGCACTTATGGGTGCACCCGACCCCACCAATGTAAGCGCACGTTTTCGTGAAGGCTGGGAGCCGGTTAAATTAAGCGACCATCCTGAACTCAAGCTGTTCACCGTCGGCGCTGCCGAAGGTGCAAATATTGAAGTGGGCGGTCTTACGCTGTGCAAAATGCCAAGTGAATTTGTTGAGCAACGTGCAACGTATTACAGCCAGCGCAACCGAGACCAAGTTGAATCGGTTGAACAAAGTTATATGCGTGAAAACGACCGCCGTATGGCTAAGTTCTCTGAACGAGGCTGACGGTATTTAATTAACAAGGAGTCAAAAAATGGCTTATCCGACTGTTTCTGGCCCGTATGGGCTAAAGCCGGTGAATCTGATTGGCGGTCAGGTGTTTGCGGGTTCGACCCGTATGTTCCCGATTGCTAGTGGTTATGCCAGCAACATCTTTTATGGTGATGTTGTTGAACTGACCGCAGATGGCACCCTCGTTGTCAATGGCACTACCAGCGGCACCTCCGCTACCACCGGTATCGTGGGTGTTTTCCTTGGTTGCCAATACACCAATCCTTCGACCAAGCAACCAATTAACGCTCAATACTGGCCTACCGGTACCGTTACTTCGGACGCTATCGCTTATGTTTGCGATGACCCGGATGCAATTTTCCAAGCCGTTGCTTGTAATACCGGCGTGACTGTTGCTAACGTTGGTCAATGGGCTGTTGGCAAGAATATGGGTCTTCTGCAAAACGCTGGTTCGACCTCGACGGGCGATTCCAATGTTGCTGT